CACCACTCTTGATAGAATCATCATTAGAAATTGTAACTGTTACAGGACCATCATAACCGCCTCCACCACTAACAATAGTTAGACCAGTTATTGTGCCACCTGCACCAATTGTTGCGGTTGCAGTTGCTGTGTTTATGCCAGAAGATGGAGTTGAGAATGTAACTGTTGGCGCAGAACTATATCCGGTTCCAGGGTTGGTTAACGTAAGTGATGTCACAGAACCATTAGTTGTGGAAGCTGTTGCAACAGCACCAATATTTGGATGAGCAACCGTAACTGTAGGAACAGCAGAATATCCAGAACCACCATCAACTAGAGCAATAGAAACAACACCTTTATCGGTAGTTTCAATTAAAGAAGTTGCTGCTGCACCAACACCACCACCACCATAAATTGTTATTCCTGGAGCAGAAGTATAACCAAATCCAGCATTAGTCAGTAAAATTTCTTTTATTGATCGAACACCAGCAACTGATGTTGTTATAGCAACTGCTGTTGCAGTTCCGCCTGATACTGGTGAATCATCAAACTGAATAATTGGTGCCGATGTATAACCACTTCCATCATTATTTAAAAATACCTGCCTTACATAACCACTGTTAGTAACAGAAGATACGGATGCAGTCTCACCAATTCCAGTAAGTTTTAATGTAGTAATATAACCTTCTTCTTGAACCTGAGTATCGATTTCATCGATAGAAGTATCAATAACTTCATCTTCATATTCAAAGAGTTCACATTTAAGTTGATAAACATAGTTTTTACCTAATTGGTAAAAAGGATCTTCGTGTTCTACGAATTTTACTTCAAATAATCTTTGACCCAATGGGAAATAAATTAAATCACCTTCTCTTGGTCTACTAGACAAAATAATTTCATCATCACTTTCTCCCTCAATAAACATCGCGATGAAGTCATCAAATCTTTCTTTTGATATCGTAATTGTCAACTCATCTCTGAGTGACATACCAAACTTAGTTAAAATATCTCCAGCACCAGAATGTCCCTCATATGTATTAACATATGCTTCAATAGTATAATTATCATCAAATTTAGAAGTTTCAACTTCATTTAATATGGTATCTCTATTGACTATCTTTCTTGGAATGTAGGTAACATCAACCCCATACATTCTAAGTTGCTCATTAATTAGTTCTTGAACAAGTCTTTGTTCAGACTGAGAACCTTGTAGAAAAAAGGGGTTTAACATTATCCAATAAGATCGAGAGGTGGTAATTCATGCTCAAGCATCATTGTTTGCTTGAGTTGTTCTATTTCTCTTTCAGCATCCTCATAAATTTCCCTACCATTCAATTCAATACCACCTGGCAATTTAACTCCTCTAAATTTAATTAGATTCTGTCCCCATTGGCGTTTAATCAATGATGTTAGATATTTTTTAACGAAACTATCGTTATATACTTGAGTAAATGATGCTGGATCGAGTGCCCTGTAACAATCAATAACTAGAAAATCTCCAGCATTCTGAGCATTCCAGTCAATATCAAGATACATTCTATCTTGACGCTTATTAAATCTTATCTGCTTATCTGTAGTTAATAAGAAATCAATATCTTCCAAATAACTCTTTGTCATTGCATATTGTAGCAATTCTACAGAGTTAAAGTAATATAGATCGTTTAAAAATAGTTGATATTTAATACTGAACATTCCCCCAGAGATGCTGCTAGTATCAAATTTAAATACCTTTTCAATTCCAATAACTGAATCTGGAACTTGAATAAAATTAGAATTTTCGTAAAAACTTGATGTGAAAGATCCAGAACCACTATCTACAGAAGTTGCTGTAGTGGTTACAATTCCAACACCAGTTGTTCCGCTTGCCTTTCCTCTATCAATATCTGCTTGCTGTATTTCATACTTGAGGAACATCCTCTCAACACCATCAAAATGGCGCTCATTGAAGTATTGAATGGCATCATCAACTAAGTCATCAATTTGGTCATCATCAACATTTATCTCCAGGACAGGAGCACCTAGACGCCTTAAACAGTAATCAATTAATCCTTGACGTGTTGATGGTTTTGCCATTATTCTTCAACCTCTGAGTTCTGATAATCATCATTTTTTGTTGGAGGTTTTGATTTAGTTTTAACAGTTACTGGTTCTGGTTTTTTTAATTCCAGAAGTTGTGCCAGTAACTTATTTTTTTCATCTTCAAACTCTTTTGTTAATGTTTGAATTTTTGCTTCCAACAAAACGTTTTGATTTGTTAGTGATGCTAATTTTTGATTATAAAGAGTCACTAACACATTAATATCTACTTCACTATTCATAATTTTTAGAACGTGCCCCCGTCAATTGTTGATGTCCAAGTTGGCTTACTAGTGTATGTAGTAGCAACGTTGGTTGGGTTTTCATTAACACTAGCACCATCAGCAACAATATCATTGGTAGTATCAAATGTTCCTTGAACACCAATCAGTGTTACACTATTAGATGAAGAAGTAGTAGACTTCACCATACCGTAAGCAGCACTATTATTTTGTTGAGTAATCTGTGCTCCAGCACTCAAACTTGCATTGCCACTCAAAGTAAGAACAATTTCAGTAACAGCAGTAAGAATTTGTGTTGAAGTTACTGTAGTATCGGCATCACCTGGTTGATTTGTAGATCTTTGAAGACCAGTGCTATCAAAATATACGATACCATTAGTATCATAATCACCAGATTGATAGTAGATACCTTTAATATCTAAGAAACCTTTAGTTCCTGCAACAACACTATTATTGATAGTTGCATCAGGAATGTAGGTCAATCTTCTGCTGTTATCAGCATGTGTTCCATGATTTAATGCACCTGCAGAACTATCAGCGATAGAACTGTCATCCATACCAAAGAAACCAGTTTTGTTGTTTCCAACACCACTGCTTGTGTTATAATCGAATGAAATACCACGATCTGTATTGGTATCAAATCCGTGAGTTACTGTAATTTGTGTGGTTGTAGAAAGACCAGCACTTGTTGTTCCACTAAAGGTAACAACTTTTGCTGCAATATCAATTGCAGAAACTGTTGCTATACCTGATGCATTAATATTAGTTGCTGCAAGAGTATCACCAGTATTGATACCAACAACAGAATCTAATCTTGCTGTGCTTACACCAGATTGAACATCAGTGATAACCGTTCTTACACTGGTTACATCACCAAGATTCATGATGGATTCATTAACAGTAACCGAACTTGAGTTTACTGTTGTTGATGTTCCATCAACTTGAAGGTCACCTTTGATGATTACTGTTCCTTCATTACTGAAACCATCGGGGAAAGGATCGATATAGAGAGTATTTCCACCACCAGATCTAGTTGAAATGACGTTAGATGAAATACCAACATTATCAATTACAAACTGACTACCTGTTGGAATTTGATATTGCTGTGCAACATTCCACACCCATGGGGCACCAGTAACTTGAACAGCATTAGAACTGTCCTCATCATATTCAATTTTGGCGTCCTTACTATCACCAAACACCAAAAACTGATCATCTGGAATAACAACTTCACCAGTGCCATTAGTTCTTAATACAATATCACCATCAGTATCATTAGATGAAATTGTATTACCATCTAGTGTTAAATTATCAACACTCCATTGATCAACCCTTGGCAATCTGGTAATTGCTCCCGTTCCACCAGGGTTTCCTCCATTGTCCGTTAAAAGAACAGGAACAAAACCATTAGATGGTGTTGTTGGGTTATCTTGCCCTGCAACTAATCCAGGTGCAATACTTAAAAGGTCGGTATAGTAACGTCCACCGATTAATTGTGGATTTTGTGAATTATCTCCAGCAAATACTCTTCCGCCCCTATTACCGTGTGTTCCAGTTCCAATTGTAAGTGCTAACTCACCATAATTTAGAGTACTTGGTGCAGAAGTACCAGTAGATCTTTTAACTCTAATGATACTCGCCATTAGAATGAGCCTCCATTAATATCTAAATTCTGTGTAGTTCCTGGTGTTAATTCTAATGTTGCATCAAATTTATTTGTAGCGGCATTGAATACAAGAACCATTCCGTTCTGTAAACCACCACTTACATTAACGTCACTCAGACCAGCGAGAGTTCCCGATGATTCTCCAGCGATTGAAGAAACAACCTTAATTGCATTTTGTTGACCTACTCTTACTTTTATGTCTGGCATAACATACCAATCTGGTAATTTTCAGGATCTAAAATATATTTATACGCCTTCAAATCCGAGTTTGGACACAACTTCCTGCTGTTTTAAAAATAACTTCATTGATGATTTGAGCATACTTTTCAATTCATTAATATCATTACATTCATCAATCTGCCTTGCTTGTTTTTCAAACTCAAACATCTTGGCAACTGAGTCCAAAGAAATTTCGTTATGATCGGGCATTGATTAACTCCATAAGTAGATTTTTAATTTCGTGAACGTCTTTTTTCAGTTCGGCAATTTCTTCCTTCTGTTTTTGACGATCACGTTTCATTCTAATATACTGATTATATTCAGCAGTATCACAATTGACAATTGCACCTGATTCATCTCGGAATAAGTTTTTATGTCCCTCAACTGGTATCATGCTAAAGCAATCACTCTCAGATCTTTAAACTTAGCTGTGTATGCTTCGTTTGTTCCACTCATTACAATTTTAATTGTAAATCCAACAAATAGATCAAGATTATCTGCTGTAAATTGATACTCCGAGTATTCACCATCTACATTTGGATTTACCCTACTATCGGGTAAACCATCATTTAAAGAAGTATCTATAACAGTATCTCCATAACCATCTCCGTTAGCATCGGTCAAATTATTATAACCTGGGAACAATTCATAAGTTTGTTCTACTTCACTAGAATCTGCTCTAATAAGTTTGTATAGAACTCTAAAATCACTAGATGAATTTCTATATGATGAGAGTAATACTTTCAGTGTTGATGCTGGTCTTTGTAAATTGACCGTATTTGAAATGTATACAGAAGCATGTGGATCACCTGTATTTTGATTTGATCTAGAATCAACCACATAGTTTGTGATTGGTCTATTTAATCTATTTCTAGCAAATACAAATGTTGCTGCTTCGGAAAGATCAACAACTGGAGAAAGGGCAGTATTATTTGTCTCCATTCTTATCCCAAGAGTTAGTGATTTGTTCTTAGGAAGAGTTGTCAGTCTAGTGGTTTCGTTAATATTTGAACATACAATTCTTGGTGTTGAAAGTTCATTTACTCTATTAAGAGCAACAGATTCATATCCTTGATCTTGGAATGAAACTTCACTACCACCAGCACTAGTTCCAGATACTGTTCTTAATGTTGCAGAAACACTAGTGTTTCCTGGATTTACAACATTAAAGTAAGGAATTATTTCGTTAAATTGAATATTTTGAGATGCACTACAATTGCTTCCACCAAAAGAACCTTCAGTATTGAAGTTCAGTTGAGTTGTTCCACCAGTTTTAGCACTAGGTCTTTCAACCTGGAGATGATAAGTGTCAATATCTCTCTTAGCGACTAAAGATTGATTTGTTGGCATATTATGCTTCCTGTTAATTCTAGTTAAGGAAACACCATTCAGTTCATACTTACGAACTTCATCACCAACGGCATGATTTCTAATTGTCGATTCATTCTCACCACGAGAAACAATCTCTAGAGATCCAACATTAATTTGTTTATATGAAATGATCTCATCATTAACAAGGACATATCCAGGATTAGTTGCAGTAACAGGAGAGTCTTCAAATAATTCAAACAAGGAGGTATTTGCAACAGAAACTGTAGTATCTGTTGATACAATCGCAGCGGAAAGTGTGCTAGAAGAGGTATTTGGTTCAACACCACTAATGTTTACGATATTGCTATTTGAGTGCATACCGTGGTTGTAGTGAGAAACTTCAAATACATTTCCAGCATAAATTTCATCTGGAATTACTGATGTTCCTCTAACTATTGTTCCTGCCATAGAAACAAGAGTGCTTCCACTATAATATGATATAGTATCTCCAGTATCAAATAGTTCACCATTCATATTAGTGAGGTAGAGTGTATCAATATTTGGAACAGTATTGACAGATATTAGGGCACCACTACCGGTTCCAGCAACAGAACTAGTTGTAATTCCAAGTAAATCACCCTGTCTGTAACCATTTCCAGTTGATGCTAGTGAAACAGCACTTACACCATTTCCAGAGATGGTAATGTTTGCTGTTGCACCTGAACCATTACCCGAAATTGTATAAAGTGGGACATTGTTGAAGGTTCCATTTGAATAACCCACACCAACTGTGCTGATTCCAACAGTTCCAACATTTCCACCGACAAATTCAATAATACCATTGTTATCACCCTCAGCAACTTTAACACCAGGAACAAGGATAGTTCCAAGTGCCTGAGAAGTTGACATACCAACAATCAACTTACGTGGTAAGGTTTTAATTGGATTATTTACTAGATGTGGAATATTTGCATCTGCTGAAGTATAAGTGCTTCCAACAGAAAGTGATGGATTATTGAAATATACAATTCCAGATGTAGAAGCAAATTCTGCCTTGTATAGTTTGAATTTCAAATCTTCAGAAATTACTGGAGACCAAACAGACCCATTCTGTGGTTTATATAAATTACCACCAGTATATTGATTAGAATAAATTACCTGATCAGCAGCAGGATAATTTTGAGTTGCTACTGTTGGTTGATTTGTTTCACCAACCCAAACTTCATAATCATCGGATGTTGGACAAGATAAAGTTAAAGAATATTGTGTATCAGCTTG